GAAAATCCAAGATGTTCTTTATCGTCGCATGGCGCCATCTTAGTGTCTGAATGATTTCTTCAAGTGTCTCGATAATTGTTTTGAGATACACTATCTTTTCTTCACTGCGCTGTATATCTATATCTGCATTATAGTAACGATCCATGTCAGACTTTATTACTTTCAGACCATCGAAAGGGTCATAGTCCCATCCCTTTTCTTGTATAGTCTTTTGATCCATACGACCATTATAGTAGTTGAACTTATCAAGCAATAAGGTCTTCTGTGCATGTTCTGCACGTTTGAGATTCAGTTTTGTAAGCGACATGTACTGTAAATACTTCGCATGTAAGTTGGGTGTCTTACGAGATGTTTCGTCTAGTTGGTGTTGTGGAATTTCACAATCTTCTTTCCACTCATTCAAAATCGATTCTAAGTCTAATAACATAATATTTCTCCATAATTATCAAGGGGTATTTATATCGTCAATAACGTCCTGCCAGTACTCTAGGGAATGTCCGAGTGTATAACTTATTGTCATTCTCCAACAGTCAGTTGATGCCGCATGATATACAATTTTATCTTCTTCGTGTTGACCACCAAAGTAACCTGCTTTGCATGACCAACCTTTCTTGTCCTTCATACGAACAATTTCTTTTGTTTCGGGGTCTACATATTCGAAGTAACCATCACCAGTTTCTGACCAAGTGAACAATAGATTATGTGCAGATGCATTCTCGTTAGTATGCCATGCTATGAAACCACCTGGCGGATATAACTGACTGAGTGCGCAACAATCTAGACCAAGTGCTTCTTTCAATCTTGAATCAAGACTCATATAGTCAAGATAGTAATCTGTCTTATGATGACCGTTATAGTGGTCTGGTTTGAGTGCGTATGATAGTGCCGCGGATGGCGATCCATCATGTTTACGACCTTGTGACATAAGTTCATCTAGAAACTCATGACTAATCCAGTCTTCACGTGTAGTGCCTTCTGGACCAGTAATCTGGTTGTTTGTTTCGGATGGACTCCACTTCGTTAAGTAATTGTACTTGAAGTCTTGCAGTATGTCAAGTATTTCCTTATTCTTGATTTCCACGATACGCATTATTTTATCTCAAAAGTTGTAAACCTAAATGACACACTGAAAGTTGCATATGCTACGTCGCCAGTATTAGACGCAAGATTGAGAGAACCAATCTCTGTAGGCACACAATCATTATACTTGATAGTATTGTTCTTATTATTGTGTGAACTCATAATCAATAAAGAAATATCAGCAGAAGTAGATGGTTCTGGTGATGTAGTAGAATTGTTCTGTTTGTCGTTTACTGTACGCTCCAACCAGTTCTGAAATTCTTTGTACGATTCCATATCTTCATCTACAATAACATCAAGAGTAAGACTACCGTAAGTAATCTTATCACCTGCAAGTGCAATCTGAGATACGCGAGGTACGTTAAGTTCAACAGGACTTACACTTGCGCCAGGATGTACAACACTCTGTGCAAAGAATTCTAAGTTAGGATAATTACGTCTGTCTATGACAAACTTAAATCCCGTTGGTTGTAGATAGTTCTTGTTAGTTGTTAATGACATATTATATTCCTCTTTGTAGACTTATTTATACGTATAAAAAAAAGGGACACCGAAGTGCCCCTTTAATAATTGGTCTGGTTAACGATTTATCAGATTCGCTCCAAACTCTTATTATCTTATGCTAAGATGTTATCTACGCGGAAGATACGGTAGTATTGGTTGCTCTTCGCCGCCGCAAGACCGTCACTAGGTGTAGAACCAACGAATGGGTTAGACGCCATACCGTAACGAGTTTTGAAACCAATTTTAGGTTGGAAAGAATCTTCACCAACCGCTTTAACCATTTGTAGAGGTACGTATGGGCAGTAGAATACACCTGCGTCATATGCGTTAGTACCTTTATAACCTACAGTAATGTAGTCAGTAGTTGCATATGGGTCGATGTAAACTTTTAAACGACCGTTTAATGTACCAGCAAAAGTGTTACCAGTATCGTCAACTTGTAAGTTAGTCGCCATTGCTGGAGTGTAATCTAACATACCAGATGCCGCTAATGCAGTTGCTACGTCTGAAGAACAGATAACGATGTTACCTTTACCACGACGAGTTTCTTTAGCAATAACGTTTGCTTCGCGGTCTAATTGTACTACTAAACCTTTGAATTTCTCTGCTGACCAACGACCATCTGCATCAGTAGATAAATCGAAGATACCTTGAGTAGTAACGTTAGACTGTAACGCACCAGTTTTTGCTTGAGAGTTGATAGTACGAATTACTTCACGGTTGATTTCAGCAAGAATCTCTGTAGATAAGATGTTTGCTAATTCAGTTTCAGCGTCAAGACCGTGGATTGCTTTTAAGTCTTGTGCTAATTCTAGTGAGTATTCTGCTTTCAACGCACGAGATTTCGCAGTAACAGTCTGCTTCTCGATTGTGAAACCCATCTCTGCGAAAGGTGCGCCAACGCCATCGCCTAATGCTTCAGCGGCCGCAGTAGTCATACCAGTTGCAGTTAAGTCAGTTAAACGTGAATCGTCAACACTTGAGTCAGTTGTACGTGTACCAGTTACAGAGTCATCAGAGATGCCGTTGAAACCAGAAGCGTTATCTGAATCGTGAGTACCAGTACGGTCACCAGAGAATTGAGTCTCTGCTTCGTTGAACAATGCTTCACGTGAAGAGGTAGAACCTGCTCCGTAACGTGCTTTCATTGCAAAGATAAGACCAGTAGGACCAGACATTGGTTGAACACCACATACGTCATATGCCATTAAGTTAGGCATTGCACGACGTACTAATGAGATTAATACTGGATCCCAAGTACCGATTGAACCAGTGTTTGCGCCAGCAGGTGCCGCTTCGTTTAGTCCACCGAAACCTTGGTGTTGTGCACGTTCTTCNNTCATTGCTTTTTCTTGGTTTTCCAAGATTGCCGCAGTTACCGCTTTACGCTGTTGGTCTTTAATCTCAACGCCTTCGTTAAGGACTGGAGACCACTTTTCGATTAAGTTATCGTAAGAGTTCATTTGAATATTCCTATTATTTTAGTTTACGCATAGTAGATAGATATTGCTCCATTACTGAAGATACTTCAACAGTTTCTTCTGGTGCTTCATCTACAACTACGTCGTTAGTAGTATTGATTTGTTTTGCAAAGTGAGATTCTTTGATGGTTGCAACTTTAGATGCGAAATTGTCATCAAAGTCGATACCTTCAACTAACTCTGCTAGTTTTTCTTTTTGGGTGTCTGCTAAGTCACGAGCAGATTCAGCAATAACTGCGTTACGCTTGTACTGTTCTAACTCTTCAGATAGTTTAATTGCTTCGCCAGTTTGAGCATTAAGTTTTTCTTCTAACTCATTTACTGATTCTGCTAGTTCATCAACTAAGTCAACCTTGGTTTCTGGTACTTCGATGTAAGACTCTACGAATAGGTCTTTCATTTTGCCCATGAAGTTTTCAGCGATTTCAGTACGTAAACCGTTCTGAATTGCTAATTTGTTTTCTTCCATCCAAGACTCAACTACGTAGTTAAGGTATGAATCAACTTTCTCTACAAGGTCAGATTTAATAGAAGATACTTCTTCTGATAACTCTTCTTTGTATTGCTCTTCCAAGCGAGAAACTTCTTCAGATAGTTTTGACTTAACGGCCGCTTCAAAGATTAATGCAGTCTTTTCTTTGAACTCTTCAGAAAGAGTTGCTTCAGAATCAACTAGTGCATTGATTTCAGAAGTAGTGTCAATAGAATTTTCTACTACAACTTCGTCTTCGATTTCTACGTCTTCGCCCATCATTTTACCGTATGATGCTTGTAAGTCAACTTTCTTCATAGAATTAAGTTTGCTGTACATTGCATTAATAAGACCTGCTTTGGTCTTCGGTAAGGATGTTTTCTTAGTAGACTTTGCCGCTTTATCAACAGAAGCAACTGATTCTGGTTCACTTACAGGTTGACCTGCAACTGCACCGCCAGCACCTTTTGGTTCTGTCTTTTCGTCAAGAGTTTCCTCCACGATTTCGTTAACATTTTCATCGTGAAGTTCTACTTCGACATTGTTTTCAACAGTCATTATAGACTCCTTACATATTAGATTTGATTAACGAGAGGAAATTTTTGAACTCACGAACTTGCGTCTCATATAGATCCGCTTTCGGTGCACTCTTGATTTCTGTCTCCATCTGTTCAATTATCTGAGGTTCCAAAACGCCATTGTTCCAAACCCAATCAACACCTTCCATAATCCCATTTACGAAAGCATCAGGTGCTGAGGGGTCTTGGACTATATCAACTGTAGCAAGATGAAAATCATCTTTGACATACATGATACCGTTTTTTTGCTCTAGACTTCCCATACCACGAGTTGACACACCTAGTTGAACGCCACCTTCAAGAAGACCTTTTACAATCTTACCCATAGGAGTATCCAGTATTTGTGCCTTTCCAACTACATTATTGCCTTCAAGTCGAAGGTCAGTAATTAAGTGAGAAACTTTGTCTAAGTTAACAGTTGGTCCGTCAGGGTGATTCAATTCACCAACTGCACGTTTCTTGCTAACTTGTTCTGTAACGTATTTATTGACAGCAGATTCCATGATTGCACGTGGATAAATGCGTCCGTTACGATTCTTTGCGTCTGCTTGAGCGAAAATACCTTCGATGACGTAAGACTTCTCGCCATTCTCTTTCTTCTCAACTAGACATTCTAGTCCGTTTTCTGTAAATTCACTAATCAGTTTCATTATAGTTTTCCTAAATCTTTCAAGATTTGTTTTGCTGTTGCTTCAGCATCTTTCTGGGTCTTGAGATTGTCAACCATATCGCCATCAATCTTTAGTTCAAAACCCTTAGAATTTTTAGTTATGACAACAGGTATTCTGCCCATCTTCTTGTTATATACGACTTTCTCTTCAAGAGACTGTCTCATGCTAGAAAATGTTTTCATACTAAGTTTTTCCTTTTACATTTATTTATACAAACTTGAACTTTAAAGATTAAGGTTTTGTTAATTTTCTTCTTCAACGTCGTCTTGCATTTCTTCGAATTCAGTCTCTTCAACCTCTTCGTCATCCAAGTCTTCGTCGTCAAGATTTTCTAATTCTTCGTCTTCATCGAAGTCATTAAAGATAGTGTCAGCAACACGTACCTTCTCTTGTTCTAATGCATCACCCATCTTATCTGCAAGTAAGTCATCCATATGTGTCTTTGCTTGATTAAAGTTCTGGTCTGCAATTGCGTCAATCAACTCCGCTAATGGGTTTGATTCTACTTCTTGATTTTCTACATCACTCATGTTATACTCCTAAATCATCTTCGTCGTTTCCGCCTTTCGCATTCTCGGATTCAACTTCATCTGTCATTTGTTTGATATCATCATCTGACATCATCATTACGTTTTTCATTACCCACTCACGTGAGAAGTATTCACCTACATATTGTGAAATCTGGTCTAATGTTTGTAGACGTTCTCTTAGTAACTCTGCGTCTTTTAATTCTGAGAAATGGTTGTCACGAATGAAGTCAACTTGAATATCATTCTTCCAATCTTCCCAGTCTTGTTCTGTACATATACCTTTCAGTAATAATTGTTTACGCAATAGTCCTGTGAATAGACCTGAGAAACGTGAACGTAATCTATCAACAAACTTTTGAAACTTAACTTCGTCACGATTAATCTCTGTGCTACGACCAAGACTAAACTGTGACTCTTGNTCCAATCTACTTAGGGGAACATTAAGTGAACGATATAGACGTTTCTGGAAGTAGATAATGTCATCAATCTGACCTAAGTTATCACCNCCAGGNAGTGTACTGATTTCTGTACCACGCCCACCTTCACGTCTTGGTAACCAGAAGTCTTCAAGCATAGACATATGTTTACGGTCATCTTTCAGATTACCCGTACTTGCGTCGTATACTAACTTGTTACGATAACGATTCATGATATCTTTCATGTGTTGTTCTGCTTTGTTAGCAGGTAAGTTACCAACATCAATATAAAAGATACGTCTTTCTGGTGCACGTGCGAGACGATAGATTACAAGTGAATCTTCCATCATACGCAATTGATTAATAGGTTTTATTGCTTTGTGTAGATAAGATACTACACGTTGCTTACTAGGGTCTGTGAGACCTGAAGTAACATATGAAACAGCATCTGGAGACAGTTTAACTGCTTTAGTTGTTTGTTTCTTTTCTTGGAATACGTAGAACTCGTCTACTCTATCAACAACCTTTGCTTCTGTCTTAG